TCGGCTTGATTCCCGGGAATGTTCTCGGCTCTTGGCATATCGATGAGTAGCAGCATGGTGCCACGTGCTTTCGCTTCAACGGCGAAGGACTGAAAAAACACCCCAAGGCTATTCCCGCGCCAATCACAATCGTCAAGGATGAGCCGAAGCAATGGCGAATTGACCTCACGCACTGGAGGCTGTTTTGTTAAGTAGCCGACAAATCTCTCGCACGCATTCATCATATCCCTGGTGAACCACGACACTTGGTTGCGACGTGCAAAACGTTCAGCGGATTCACGTGGGTACTGGATTAGATAAGTATTCTCGGCTTTAATCGGCTTCCCGGCGCTATCATATGTTATACTAGGGCGGAATCCGCCAGTCCCGTTGAGTGCATCGCGGATAAAAGTAAAGCGTGATGTGAAAAATGTCATTTGCAAATCCTTTAATTGTGACTAAACTGCAGCTAGTTTAACAAACGGCGCGACTATGTTATATCATACACACAATCTATTTTATCTAACGCGATAGGTGGGAAAATAATGGACTTGTTGAAAATCAAGGAAAAGCTAGGGGACGACGAGATTTTTGCCGAGTTGCAATTATTTGTGGACGGCTTGGAAGGCAAACTAAAGAATGTACGCAAAAAGGCCGACTCGGAAACCGAGCGAGCCGCGAAGTTGGCCGACGCACAAGCTAAATTGATGGAAAAATTAGGCGTTGAATCGCTTGACGAAGTTGTTGATTTGCCCGACGCCAAGGGCCAAGCAGAAGCCGTTAAGCAGTTTGAAGCCAAGGTGAAGCGTTTAGAAAAGGACCTAAACGATTCGCGTGCCGAACGCGATGCCCTAACTGGGAAGCTGCGCGACACGGTGTCAAAAACCTTACTAAGCAAGGTTTTATCGAAGTACGATTTTACAGATCTGGACGTTGTTGAGCATTACATTGCTTCCCGGACACAATGGGATGGCGAAGAACTGCGATACAGCGTTGACGATGGTGGTCTTGTCTCGTTGGAAGATGGGGTGGCCTCGTTCGCAAAAACGCGGACCGGGCTACTCAAGCAACAAGGGGCGGGAGGCTCCGGCTATAACCCTAACGCGGGAAGCGGTGCGGGCGAAAAGCCTTGGAACGACATGACCTTGACTGAGCGCGGCGAGATGTACAAGAAAGACCCGGTGCGCTATCAACAAATCAAGACTCAAGCAACCAAATAGGAGCCTAAATCATGGCTGGAACCAAACTTTCCGATATTATTGTGCCGGCGGTTTTCTCTGAGTACGTGGACAACCGCACCGCTGAACTGTCCGCACTGCGCCAGTCCGGCATCATCTCCACTGACCAAGTTATTCAGCAACGGATGAACGGCGGCGGTCACTTAGTAAACATTCCATTCTGGAACGACCTCAGCGGTAACGACGAAGTCCTATCTGATAGCGCCGCGCTGACACCTTCCAACATCAACGCCGGCGAAGATATTGCGGTCAAGCTGTTCCGTGGCCGCGCATGGGCAGCCAACGATCTAGCTGGATGGGTTGCAGGCTCCGACCCTATGGCCGCCATTGGCGACCGAGTGGCAGAATATTGGGCACGCAGAGAACAAAGCGCTTTGTTGTCAACCTTGACGGGCGTTTTTGCAACTGGTGGTGCTCTTGCTTCCAGTCACGTGTTGAGCGTACACGCCACGTCGGAACTGACCGGCGATGTAATCCTAGACGGGAAGCAGCTTTTGGGCGACGCCGGTGGCAAGCTCACAGCCATCGCTATGCACTCGGCTAAGTATACGGCGCTTCAGAAAGCAAATTTAATTGTATATGTGCGAGATAGCGAAGCTAAGTTGAATTTCCCGACTTATCTCGGCTACCGCGTCATCATAGACGACGCTTGCCCGGTCGAAACGATCGTAGGTACCCCAAATTATAACGCCTACACCTCTTACCTCTTCGGCGTTGGGGCTATCGCAGGCGCTTCTATGACAATGGAAGCCGATAAGGCTGTCGAAACCGACCGCGACTCGCTGGCCGGGGATGATATTCTTATTACGCGCAGGACGTTCATTATGCATGCGAGGGGGGTCAAGTATAACTCGGCAACCGTGAACCCAGACAACGGGGTTCTTAGCACCGCTGCATCGTGGGCCAAGGTCTACGATGACAAGAACATCCGTGTCGTCAAGCTTGTGACCAAGTAACCATGAGCGCAACCGGATTTAATCTTAGGCGGCGCATAGCGCAGCAGAGCGGAAGCCCTGCTGCTCTCGCGGGGTCCGTTAAGCCAGCGAATGCGAGTAAGCCCCAAAAAACTCGGCGCTTCCGACAAAACCGCAAACAAAACGACGGGGGGCACTAATGCAGCGTGAGAATTCAACAACTCAATCCGGGGCGGTGGTTAAATTTCCACCGTCTGGCGGCTCGTACGTCCGTGATACGGAGGCAGGAGAACTTAAAAAAGTTCCTGATCCGATTGAGACCGTCCAGGTTGCTGCCCCGAAATCGGTTAAAAGAGCCGCGCAAGATACGCTAAATAAGCCCTTATAGGGCATAAAGGAGTATTCGAATGTCTCGCCTGACAAGAAACGCTGTCATTCTAGCCAAAGTCGAAACGACTTACGGCACCAACGCAAGCCCTACAGGGGCGGCGAATGCTATCCTAGTGGGTAACATCAGCGCGACGCCGTTGGCGTCGAAAAACGTAAACCGCGACATAATTCGGCCTTACCTTGGTGGCGCGGAACAACTCGTCGGCACTAAGTCGGTTGAGTTGAGTTTTGACGTGGAATTACAAAGCTCCGGGGTAGTAGCAACCGCGCCGGCGTTTGGCCCGTTGCTTCGTGCCTGCGGCTTTGCCCAAACAGTGAATAGTGCCATATCAGTAGAATATACCCCTGTATCGACGGGGTTCGAGTCGCTAACCATCAACTACCATGATGACGGCGTATTACATCAGTTGCTAGGTGCGCGGGGTGATGTTAGCTTCAAAATGGGGATTGGTGACCGCCCGGTTATGAGCTTCAAGTTTATCGGCCTTTATGGCGGTATTACGGCAGCGGTTAATCCAACCGGCACATATACGGCATTCAAAACCCCGAAGGTAGTTACGGACTCGAATAGCGGTGGCTTGCTTCTCGGCTGTACGTATTCGAGCAGCACCTTATCCGGCGGTACGGCCTACAGTTCGCGTGGCCTGGAAATAGCAATTGGCAATAAAGTTGGATTTTTGCCATTGCTTGGTAATGAAACCGTAAACCTGTCAAATCGGGACGCGTTTTGCAAACTTACCCTCGACCTGACGGCGACGGAAGAAGCGGCATTTATGGATAGCGTGATCGCTAATACCACGCAGTCGATGGGATTCTTGCATGGCTCCGCAGCTGGCTACATTACAACGATATATGCCCCATCCGTACAGCTCATCAACCCGAGCAAAGCCGATGTCGACGGTATCCGTCTTATTGGCTTCGACGGTCGCATAATGCCGAGTTCAGGTAACGATGACATTGTAATTTGCTTTAAGTAGCAAAACTAAGCCGGCTTAATGCTGGCTTATATGGCATAGTGCGTTATGTGTTGTGTTCATACGCAAGGAAACCGTGCGAAACGGAACCAGGCGGCACGGAAATATCAAAGGATTCGCCTTCGCAGTTCAAAGAATCGCCGGGAACCGCCAACCTACAACCCAAAAAGGAATTTTAATAATGTTCAAAATAACCCCAAACCCGACTTTTAAGGTTGCCGTTAATATTGACGGGTCAAGCGAGCCGCTTAAGCTGGTATTTTCACGCTCAAGCCAAACTAAGCGCACGAGTTGGCTAGAGACACTAATGAGCGCCATAAAAGCTATTAGCGAAGCCGAGAAGGCCGACGCAGATACACGCGAAGATGTAGACCAGACCAAGGGGATTATCGAAGCGCAGGCCGATTTCCTTGTGAATATAATCAACGGGTGGGAGAACTGTGAATTAGAATTTAGCCGATCAGCAGTGGTCAGTCTATTAGATAACTATGACAAAGCCTTCGACGCGATTCTAAAGGCATACCGAGAGGGCGGGGACATGGCAGCCGCAAAAAACTAGAAGCCGTGGCCCGACTGCTTTACAGCGGAAGGGACACGGTGACAGTAGATGCGGAGGCATTCGGTATCCGCCTGATAGGTTGGGAAGAGCGTGAAATCGAAAAATGCATATGGCAGGAGAACAAAGAAACCGCTGAATTGTTCTATCAACTCGCGACGCAATGGCGCATTGATGGTATGAGTGGGCAACGGCTCGGCCTGCGCTACGATGTAATCCCGGCGGTAATGGATTTAATGGGCACGACACAGGACCGGAAAACGCTGTTCCTTGGTCTCCGGATTATGGAAGCGGCGGTTATCAATTTAAGATGACGCGATGACAAATGACCTAAAAATCCGGCTAACCTTACAAGGTACAGAAGAGGCTAAAGCCGGCATTAACGCCGTAAAGAAGGAACTAGACGGCGTAAGCAACAGCGTAAGCCAGACAGGTAGCGCCGCCAAAAAGATGGCGAGCGATGTAGACTCTAGCTTCAAAATCACTAAGAATATTCCGCGTGAAACGACAGCCGCTATTGACGGGACGGCGCAGGCAGTTAAAAAGTTAGCGGATGAATATAATAATACTGGTGGAAAAAATGTTCAGCTACTGCAAGGCATAAAGGCACTAGGTGTCGAAGCAACCGGATTGGCGGTTGGGCCATGGGCGTTGCTTGCGGCATCAACGGGCACGCTCGTTGCTGCTTTTATAGATGGTCAGCGCGAAGTAGAAGGCTTTAGTCGAGCCATTGCTTTATCTGGCAATTACGCCGGGATGACCGTCGGCAGTATCCACGCCATGGCGGACGAGGTGGCCGCGTCTACAAATATCACCATTGGCGGGGCGAAGGATATTGCATCAGCGATGGTGTCAACAGGGCGTATTGGCCGGGACGCAATTCGGCCCGTCACCATGGCTATTGCTGAATATGCACAGGTCGCCGGCATAAGCGCGGCGGATGCAGAAAAGGCAATGGGGAAGATGTTCATTGATCCATTGAGAGGTGCAAGGGAACTAAATGACACGTTCCATTTCTTGACCACTTCTAATATGGATTATATCCAGGCGTTAGTGCAGTCCGGTAACGAGAGCCTGGCATCCGCATTTTTGGCCGATAAATTAACAGATCGGTTAAAATCCCAAGAAGTACAAGTTAGCTGGCTAACTGAAAAATACAATAAACTGAAAGCCGCAATGTCCCAAGAGTGGGATAAATTGATAGACCCCTCACTTGAAACTAAACTTGCATCCGTCGAAGCAAAAATAAACAAGTTAAAAGGCGGTGATAATAATAAATTATTCGGTTGGAATGGGGCAGTTCATCAGCAGGCGGTTAACGAGCTACTAAAAGAGCGGGATATTCTGGTGGCTAAGATCGCGGCAGCCGCTAGGAAGGCCGATGCCGATGCTATCGCGTCCGCAAAAATAGAAGAATCGAATAGCCTGCGCGTCCTAGTTAACGGAGCGCTTAAGCTCACGCAAGTCGAAGCCTACAAAAAAAATATAGATCGCTTAAATGCGGCGATTAAAGCCGGTGGGCTAGACGCCGCGACACTAGATAAATACCGGGCAGCAATTACCGTCTGGCAAAAACAAATAGATAGATTAAGTAAGTTGGGCCATGCCGTTAGGGGGGTGACCCATGCCGTGAAAGAGCATGATGGAGCGCTACAATCCCTGCTTAAGCGAACTGAGGATTTTGCGCTATCCCAAAAAGAGCAAATTGCGACAGGTCAGAAGGTAACCGAGGCGGATAAGCAAATCCGCGATTTGCTTGAGATGTTAACCCAAAGCAAAACCAAATTAAGCGCCGAAACAAAGAAAACAATCCAGGACAGGGCTATTGAGATCGCGCTGAATCAACAACTGGCCCAGGCCATTAAGGATTCGACCGCTGCCAGCAAGGCAGAATATGACGTATTAGCTAAGCAATTTGACGAAGATGCGAAACACTTAGATCAGCTTCGTGAGGGGACGGCAAAAGAGAAAGATGCCGCCGATCAGCAAGACGCCAAAATTAAGCTGATTCAGCAAGGGATTACGGCTTCGGGTGGCGTACACATCGCCATGCTGCAAGAGCAGCTTGACCTCGAAAATGCGGGGCGGAAACGAAAGGAGTACATTACCGAGATTGAGCAGCAAATCTCAGCGGCAAAGAGACTCGCCGTAGGTCAGGAGTGGGAAAAGCAATATAAGGAGCAGGTCGATAGTGCAGCCTCGATGTGGAAGTCTATAGACAGCACCGCACAACGGACATTTACCAATATATTTCAGGGTGGCCAGAGCGCTTTTACCAAGCTGCGCGACACGCTCAAATCGACACTGCTCGATCTGCTGTATCAGATGTCAATCAAGAAGTGGATTATTAACTTAGGTGCGTCTGTTAGTGGCACCGGAGTCGCGTCGGCGGCATTCGGTCAGGGCGGTGTCATGGGCGCTGCGGACGGCGCAAGCACGGCTATGGGCGGCATCAATGCGGTCATGAATACCGGGTCCATGATGTCAAATATCGGTTCGTGGACGGCAAACGCGGCGCTTGGTTCTGGGTTGCTAAATGTAGGCGCGGGGGCCGGAGTAAGCACAGCCACAGCGCTCGGGGCGGGTGGGGCGAGCATGTTCGGGGGGGCGGCGGCGGCGTCTACTCTTGGGACGATAGCATCCTACGCTTTGCCAATAATCGGCGTCGTTGCGGCGCTTTCGACTCTATTCGGCAGTCATGGCGGGCCGAAGTCTGGCGGCGGATATATTGCCGATTACACGCCTACAGGCAGCAGTTTGGCCGACTACGAAAAAACAGCATACGGCACGACTATCAGTAATACCGGACAGGGCTGGATTACTGACACAAAAGACAACTCGTCTATGAAGGCGATAACGGACTCGCTTTATGCCTCATATAGCCAACTAGCAACAACTATCGGGCAAAAGGTCGGAACAGTTCAGTTCGGGATTGGAGCCAATACAGACCCGGAAGGAACTGCCGGGAATATGTATTACGGAAAGGCGGTCGTAGACGGTAAAACGGTGTATGACGTAGCCACGGACGACAGTGGCAGCAGGGGAGACTCGGCGGCTCAGGAATGGTTAAAAAAATCTAGCGCGGACATGCTTAAATCCGCCATTGTCCCGGCATTCAGAGAGGTATCGGATAGCCTCGGCACAATTGCGCAGAGCATAACCGGCGATATTGCCGCAATCACCTCGCAACTACAAGGCCTCGCAGATGTAGCAAACTACATAAAATCCAATCCGCTTGAATCAGCGATAGAACAAATCAATATAGCAGGCAGAAGCGCTTATCAGATATGGCGAGCAGCCGGCGACACGCTCAAGACAGCAATATCAGGATTTAACGGGTCGGCAAACAGTATCGCGGCAATCGGAGACGCGACGAAAGCGAGGTATCAGCAAGAGCTATCACTAATCGGGCAAATACAAGGTGCGATGATTAGCGCATCCGCGATGTTCGGGAGCAGCATAACGAGCATCAAAATGTCGACAATGGACGACCCGACAAAATACGACTTCTTGAGGAGCCAAGCAGACCAGAAATATAATGAACTGCAAAGCGCCATAGACCCCGCCGCAATAAATAACTTAGCAACACAAATAAATGAAATAACAAACCAAGCATATGGCTTGTTAAGTAGTGACCAACAGAAGGCAACGAGCCAATCATTTATTGATTACCTCAGCAAAGTGAACGACACAACCCAGGCACAGCTAAAATCTAGTCAAGACCAAGTCGTATCAGAGCACCAGCAATTTACTGCGGACATGAAGGGCGTTATGGACACGGCAGCAAAATCAATCGCGGACGCCGGGAGCGCCATGATGACAGCGGCGAATACCCCGATCAAGGTAACCAGTGACATTACTGTGCACGTTATTGGCGGGCAAGGCGCGACGAATGAAGTCGGGCTGAATAACTTTTCATGAAGATACTCACCACAACGACCAAAACAGCGACTCAGGCCGCAATCACAACGCCGGCTTATTTTGTGCAAATAGACTGGCCGGTTATTATCAGGTTATCCAGCCGGGGTAACCAAGTCTGGAACGGCCACACGTGGACGGGGGGGAGACTAGGGGCGACACATGTTTCCGCTAATGGTGGGAGCATTGACCTCATAAATACTGATCTAGCTTATTCTGCTATGGTGTTGAATGATGGTGCGGCAGATATTGCGTGCAAGATTTTTGCATTCTACCTTGATAACCCGGGCATTAATGACGTGTCAATTGTTTTCGACGGGGCGATTGACGGTGCTCCGAGCATAAATAAAGATAAAGTGACTATAACGCTCGTTGAAACAAACAGGAAAACGCTTTACTCACCTCGCCGCTTCATTGGCCAAAGCTCAGGATTTAATCACTTATCGCCAAACGGTAAGCGAATAAATTGGGGCGGGCAGACGTACATCCTTGAGGGACGATAAATGCCAGCCCCATATCCTAGCTTGCCATTCAGTTATGACAGTGAGATTAGACCCATTTCAAAGGTTATTATTGACCGGGCGGAAGATGGCACAGGACGCGGTCGTATGTTTCACACGACTGATAAATATCAGTTGACAATAAAACACTCAAGGCTTACCCAGAGCGAAAAAATAACACTCGATTTATTTTATGGCGAAAATCGTGGGCTGGCTGTTAGCTTAACGGACTGGATGGGGGTAGTTAGGACGATTATTATTAGTGCCCCGCCATCTTATCGCGTTTCCCCGGGTAATTATTACGACGCAGTTCTCATTGCCGAGGATGTCTAATGCCTACTGCATCATTGCCAACGTATGGAAGTGGCGGATATGCGCCGGCTTCTGCGCCGTACGTCGCCCCTAATTACTATCATCTACCAAATCAGATATGGGCCGATAAAACACCTATTGTAAATAATGGGGTCTCTTCGAGAGCCGACTTGAGCGCAGTTGCGACACCGGCGGCAGAAACTCAAGCGCAAATCGCGGCTATCAATTCGCCAATCCGTATCATATACGGCAGTGACCGCATTGGGGCGATGATTGCGGATGTTCGGGTAAATAATGGGAAATTGTGCGTCATCGCGGTATGGGGGCAAGGGCCAATCGAATCGGTAGAAACGATTTGGATGAACGACTCGGCAATCCCTAACGGCGTAACCGTCACTAATTACACCGGGGCACCTGGGCAGGGTGTAGATGCGACGATGGCGGCAGCATACGCAGCGGAGGGCATCAGCTACGTGGACACGTTCCCTGGTGTCGCCTATTCGGTGTTTAGCGTACCAGCTACCGCATCGAGTGGTTTCCCAAGCTTCACCGCTCAAATAAAGGGGCTAAAGGTCTACGACCCGAGAACAGGACTAACAGCCTGGAGTGATAACCCCTCTTTATGCCTGGCCGATTTTATCGCGTCTGATGTATACGGGTACGGTAGGCCGGTAGACGGGGCAACAGTAATCCAGGCGGCCAATGATAACGACATTGAACTGGCAGGACCGGAAAAGCGGAGGCTGGTCGGCTTGACGATTGAATCGACCAATCAAACGAGGCAGTGGATAGAAGCCTTGAGAGCTTACGCCGGTTGTTGGGTGGTTCAAGGTGATAATGGTTATAAATTAATTCCAGATAGGCCTGGTGCGTCGGTGATGACGTTTACCGACGCTAATATCGTAGCCGATAGTATGCAGCTCAGTAAACTCGGTGTCGGGCAGTTGCCCACTGCAATTAACATACAATGGACAGACCCGAGCGTCGTCCCTTGGTCAACTCGTTCTGCATATGTCCAACTTCCAGGCGTGGCTCTTGGAATAATCCCGGTGAGGGAGAGCCAAATACCACTCCCCGGAATAAAACGCTACAGCCAGGCTATGCGCGAAGCAACGGAGAGGCTAAACCACTTCTCGCTTGAAGATTTGACTATCAATTTTGTCGCGTTTGATGAATCGCTTGCGCTCGAATGCGGCGATATTATCACTATCACCCATTCAGTTGGCTTGAACGAAAAGTTATTTAGAGTCACTGCGGACCCGGTAATGATCGACCCGGGCCGCTGGCAAATAACTGCCAGAGAATACGACCCTGCGGCGTATTCGGACCTAGTGGCAACGACCCCGACTTATGCCGATACAGCACTCCCTGACCCGGCAGCGC